CACTAAGGCTATCGAGTGTTCCTCTAAGTGTATGTATCCCGATTGGCTCTCTTTGAGAGGTGATCCTGAGCATAATGTTGTAGCAGATACCTTTATTAATCACGGGGCTATTACGTCACCGATGGGCTGTAGAGCGTACCTCACTCCTTGGGCTGATCCTGATACAGGCAAGTATATCACTATTGGGAGATGCAATATTGGAGCAGTTTCTCTTAACCTTCCTGTCATTATGGCAGTCTGTAAGAGAGACTTTGGAGAATCTTGGAGAGATCACTTCTGGGATGTCCTTAAGGATCGAATGGAAGCCATTAGAACGTTCCTTAAGAAACGCTATGACATCATCAGACACACTAGGGCTTCTACTAATCCTATGGCCTTCACTCAAGGGGGATTCTATAAGGGTTTCTTAAAGCCTGATGATGAGGTTGGTGATCTTGTAAACTATATGACGGCCTCTTTTGGTATTACTGCCCTTCATGAGGCTACTGTGTTATGGACTAATGGTAAAGGACTTCATGAGACTAAAGAATTTGCTAATCAATGCTTGGACTTCATTAATAAACTCATTCAGGACTACAAAAAAGAAGATCATTATCTTTATGCTTTATATGGTACTCCTGCGGAGTCTTTGTGTGCAACCCAAGCAAAACAATATAGAGATTTCACTGGTGATACTCAATTTGGAGAATACTTCACTAATTCCTTTCATCTTAAAGTTACCGAAGACGTCACGCCTTTTGAAAAACAAGATGAAGAGTACGAATTTTTCCACAAATGTAATGGTGGCCACATTCAATATGTAAAGATTGCTAATCCAAAGAATCTCAAGGCACTTGAGGCAGTTATCCTTAAGGGAATGTCTCAGGGATTTTATCAGGGTGTTAACTTTGATGCCGCATATTGTGAGGATTGCCATAGTCATAGCACTAATGTACTTTTTAAGTGCCCTGTGTGCGGATCTAGTAATATCTCTGTTGTCTCTCGTGTCTGTGGCTATTTGGGCTACAGTAACATTAAGGGCCATACTCGAATGAATGATGGCAAGATGGTTGAGATTAGAGAAAGAAAGAGTATGTAAGCATGAATTACTCAGGATTAAATACCTGTGATTCGGCCAATGGTGATGGGCTGAGAGTATCCTTGTTTGTCTCTGGATGTTCTCTCCATTGCAAGGGTTGCTTCAACAAGGATGCTTGGGATAAGAACTACGGTAAGGAGTTCACTGAGGAGACCATGGATACCCTCCTAGATGCTCTCAGAAGCCCGTGGATCAGTGGACTGAGTATCCTTGGGGGTGACCCCTTGGAAGACTATAACGTGCCCACAGTGAGCTATATAGTGTCTCTAGTGAAGCAGTTGATGCCTGAGAAAACCATTTGGATGTGGACAGGTAGAAAGTATGAAAAGATTAAAGATCTGGCACTCCTTAAGCACGTGGATGTGCTGATCACCGAACCATTTATTGAAAGGAAGAAATGCTATGGAAAATACTATGGATCGAGTAACCAGTGTCTCTATCGGCGATCTTCAGGAGAAGCTGAAGGTTTTGTTCGAGATGACTCACTCTAAGCAGAAGAGTTGTGATTTTTAACGAAAATCTATGTGATAAGGAATACTATTGTGACTGATAATATGAAATCTAAAGCTTTTTTCTATATGATGCCCAATTGTAAGACCTGTAAAGAGGTTGCTCCTATTGTTGAACGTGTCTGTAATGAACAGGGTATTGTTCTTGTGGATGTCTCTTTGCAGGACGTTCGAGAGGAAGCCTTAAAAGACTTAGCTCTTCATGGGTTGCCTACTCTACGATGGAACAAGAAGCAGATGTATAAGGACTTCACTGAAGAGAACATTAAGGCTTTCCTTAGCGTCTAACTATGGAGAGGATAGAGAAAATAGTGGAATCAGTTGATGTACCCTCAGTGTGTACTTATGCCGTCCCACCTGTAGCTGTATCCTCTTTTACTCTTCTTGGTTTAACACTACACGAATGGATTTATGTAGTTACTATCATCTATACAGTAATTGCTATTGTAGTGTTAATCAAGAAGACTTTCTTTCCAAAGATTGTAATCACAAAGGAACCAAATGACAGAAAGAAAAGAACTAGAAGATATTCTTGGGCATATACACAAAACTATGCTAAACGATATGCTCGAAGACTTAAGAAATCCAGAAAAGAGAACCCCTCAGCTCTATAATGCTGTCATTAAGGAGTTAGAGAGAAATGGCATTGATTGTGTCCCTAAAGCGGGGGATGAGGCAGGAGATACCTTAAAGAAAATCATGGAGAATGTTAAAGAAAACTTAGGAGATGAAATTGAATTCGCAAGAATCTCTTAAAGATTTCTATGATAATTTCCCCCTGTTTGTAGGTCTTGTATGGAAGTACATTGGGCTTCCTAGGCCTACTGCTGTCCAGTTGGATATTGCTAAGACACTTCAGAATCTCCCTAACAACAGATTTATCCTTGAAGGGTTCCGAGGGGTAGCCAAGAGTTTTATTACTTGTGCTTACTCTGTGTGGAGACTTTGGAGAGATCCACAGATTAAGATCATGATTGTCTCTGCTAATAAAGAAAGAGCTGATGCTAATGCTGTCTTTATTAAGAAAATCATGAATACTCTCCCCTTCTTGGAACACCTTAAGGCTAGAGAAGGTCAGAGAGATACACAGAATCTCTTTGATGTAGGCCCTGCCAGACCCGATCACTCCCCTAGCTTGAAATCTGTGGGTATCGAAGGACAACTTACGGGTTCCCGTGCTGATCTCATTGTGGCAGACGACGTTGAGGTGCCGAAGAACTCCTTTACTCAGGTACTTAGAGATAAACTCTCAGAACTTGTTAAGGAGTTTGACTCTGTGATTAAACCGGGGGATAAATCTCAGATTATTTACCTAGGTACTCCTCAGAATGAGATGTCTCTTTATAATGAATTACAAGAAAGAGGCTATACCTGTATTATTTACCCTGCAAGATTCCCTTATGATGAAAAACACAGAAGAACTTATGGTACCCGTTTAGCTAAATTTATTGCTGATAAGTTCGATAATGATCCTAAGATTGCAGGGAAGCCTACTGATCCCTTAAGATTCGATGATATGGACTTACAGAAGCGTGAACTCTCTTATGGTAGAGCTGGTTTCATGCTTCAGTTCATGCTCGATACTACCCTCAATGATGCCAATAAATACCCCTTAAAGCTCCGAGATTTGCTTGTGGGTACCTTTGATACCTCTGAGGCTCCAATGAAGCTCTCGTGGCTTCCTGACGTAACTAAGAGGTGTGATCCTAATCAGGTTACCAACTTGGGTCTTAAGGGTGATGGTTACTTTTATTTCTATTCTGCTTCTGATCAGATGCAACCTTATGGGTACAAAATGATGTCTATTGACCCATCAGGTAGAGGCTCAGATGAAACAGGATATGCGGTACTGTATTGGCTCAATGGGTTCATCTATGTGATGGAAACAGGGGGTCTCACTAGTGGATACTCTGATGTAACTCTTGATAAATTAGCTAGGGTTGCTAAGAAATGGAAAGTAAATGAGGTAGTCATTGAAGGTAACTTTGGTGACGGGATGTACACTAAGCTCTTTGAGCCTGTCTTAAAGTCAGTCTATGGGGGCTGTGGGTGTACTGAAGTAAGATCAAAGGGACAGAAGGAACAACGCATCATTGACACACTTGAGCCTGTCATTACTAATCATAAAATGGTAGTGTCCCCTGAGTGTATCCAAAAGGATGCTACAAGTGTTCCTGAGAGTGACTATAAGTACTCCTGTTTCTATCAATTAACTAGAATTACAAGAGACAAGGGTTCCTTAAAGCATGATGATAGACTTGATGCACTAGCTCAGGGTGTAGCTTATCTTATTGACTTCATGGGTATAGATGCTGATGAAGGTATCAATGAGGTTACTGAGCAGTGGCTTGAAGAGCATCTTGAGAGCTTCTTTGGGTTTGTCACTAATGATATTGGAGACAACATTAAAGATACTCAGGATACCTCTACTAGTAGTGTCTCTAAGGGTACAATCTACTACAGTAGACCTAAGACAGGGTATCATCTAATAAGATAATTCTATATAAAATATAAAAAATTATATACCTAAAGACACCTATAAAATTATAAGGTTGTACATCTTGACTATAATAAAAGTTGTACATTTTGAAAGGGGTGACCAAAAGGTATATATATAAGCAGATATCCATGGTCTCTCTTTAGTATATAATTATAGTTAAGTATATAGAGATATACTTAAAGACCCTTTAAGGTATCACTTAAAGCCCCTTTGAGGTATTACTTAAAGCACCTTTAAGGTATCTAATAGATAACTCCTAGATTGCTCCCCTAGTGTTCCCCTCTGGGGTTCCCTAGGGGATTTTTTTTATTTACTACTATGCAGAGGATGATTAAGGTTATAAGAGACCTCTTAAGAACCCCTAGAGTGGTCTCTACTGTTAAACTAATAGTTACCATAGTGCTGTTGATTATCTATCTTGCTAGTGGTGATATTGATGGGTTATTGAGGTTCCTTGTTGGGTCTATCTAATGGTATTTCCTAATGGTTGACCTAATAGGGGTATCTTTAGGGGTTCTCTTTAGAAAAATTGGATAAAAATCTATGTAGCCATTTAAGTAGAGTTGCCCCCTGAGTGTCCCCCGGTGGGGTGCCTCGGAGTCCCTCGGTAATTCTAAAGAGAAACTAAAGGAAAGTCAAGGGGTTTCAATTAGGGATAACCCTTATGGTGATACTTTGGTGCCTTGTGGTATAATCTTTAGGGGACTCTGTTACTTAGGGTTAGTCAATGGGATTAACTATTAGGGAGTATGTTGGTAATACTTTAGGGGTAATACTTTAGGGGTAATACTTTAGGGGTATTTTTATGATTATCTGTTGGTACCTAGGGAAAACCCTAATGATACTAGGGAAAACCCTAATGATACTAGGGAAAACCCTAATGATACTAGGGAAAACCCTAATGATACTAGGGAAAACCCTAATGATACTAAGGAAAACCCTAATGATACTAAGGAAAACCCTAATG